AGTTCCTTTTTGTCCATCAATTTTTTGGTTGAGGTCACCTTGAATACTGGCCCAAACACACCCTCTAAGACAAGTTTGTGTGTCTTTGTGCCGTCTAGCGTACCAGTAGTACCTATTCGGAAACGAGCGTTTTTACATTTGTCCATGAGTGTCATCAAAGACTTCGCTTTGAATAAGTGTGCCTCATCACCGTAGACCACATCAAACTGACTGAACCATTCTTGTGGAAATTTGTATATAGATTGCCATGTAGAAATAACTACATCGGCGTTGTTGGATTTTTCTTTCCCGCCATAAATTCTGTGACAGTGTTTTGCCACGTTGAACCCGTTGTTACTTGAGTAGTCTCGGAAGTCACCGTACATTTGTTCTACCAGTGAGGTGGTGGGTACTACGATCAACTGTTTGCGCCCCAGAGCTTGATGATATCTAATCAACGAGTAAATGATAAGTGACTTACCAGATGCAGTCGGCGACAACAACAGAGTCCTACCAGAGTTTATCGCCTCATGAATAGCAGACTGTTGGTAGTCTCTGGCCTGAATAGGTTTCTTTTGACTGTGAAGTTTAAGGACATTACAAAACTCGGATACTTCTTCTTTAGAAATCTTTTCACCGAATGGTTCAAGATCGATCTGAATCTCATACTCTAATTGTTTGGCAAACTTAATAAGATAGGGAACCAAACCAATATAGAGTTCGGCCTTGTTCACATTGTACAAACGAATTTTGCCATCCCAATACTTGTTTCTATAGGATGGCATAAACTTGGCGCCAGGTACTTCAAATGTAAAGAAGTCTGATATCTCCCGTCTGATACTATCAGATGCTTCTACATAAACATGAACGTTGTCTTTTTGTTTTACCCAGATCATATGAGCCCAGATTGCATTTTCGTCCATTCAACAGCAGTCTTGATATCCCAACCTCTGCCATTCAAACTGCGAAGTACTCTGTCTAGAAAATCAACAGTAGTCTCTAGGTAGTAAACTTTATCTTGTTGTTTGATAACATCTGAATCACTGTCTAGTTGATCTCGCATATCAGACCTAAGAATGGCATTTTTTCTCCAAGGTTCCCACCCCAGAGAATCAAGTTCTTCTTTGGAAAGTTCTCCACGATAGTAATCTGACTTTACTCTTTCAAGTCTTTTTAAGTCAGCGACTGCCTTTCGGAGTTGGAGTTTTGTGTTTGCTAGAATCGTTACATACTTTGAGTGCAGTATGGGAGTCCTAGTTGACTCCCCACCCAAATCTAATTCATCAAGTTTGCAATCTTCAGCCCACATAGACTGAAGTTCAATAAGTGTAGCCATAATAAATTAACCAAATTTAACCAACAGATTTAATATTATATATTCGATATTTAAAGGAAGCTAATCCAACAAAGTAAGGGGAGTCTCCTGCTGACTGATCAAAGTCCAGTCCAGACAAAGCAACTGGAAACGCATCTCTGAAGACAATCTCTATGTTAGGATTGTCATTTGAATCTAAGACAAATAAACTAGCATCACTTACTTGGGCAATTGCTTCTTGTTTATCTTTCCTAGCACTCTGCGTTCTCCATTTTTGAGTATTAACATAGTCGGTGAACTGTCTGTGTTTTTCTGGGAATCCAAGACCAATCATCCAGTTATACAACTCTTTATAATTTGTCATATCCTCTTGAATCAAAAAACGAATGTTTAAATCACCAAAGGTAATTTTGTCGCCTGGATATGGAATATCAGATAATGGGGTATTCTGTACTGGAAACCCCATATTTACATCTGGAATGTTTGCTCCCTGACAAAAGAATGCAACATGCGGGATGTTATGCACTTGGAATTTAAATCCATTCGGCCGCAAATAGTCTAATTCTGAACCAGACTGAGAAGTATATGTGCCGTTATTTACCGAAATGGTTGGAGTGTAAGCCATTAAAGACCTCTATTCTGTTTAGGATGCCATCTTCCATACATACAGTGAACCAACTCATGACCTATAAATTCTGGTTGATAGGACACCGCTGGGTCAATGATATAAATGGTGCAGTTGTTTGTAGCTGGTGACACTTTTCCAAATGCTGCAACCTTCTTCGCAGTCTCTTTGTCCATGTGCTTAGAAGCTTCCTTTTCCATGGCTTTTTCACTTTCTAGCACCACAATCGTGACACCCAAAGAAGTCTTTTCATACTCCTTTTCCTCAAAATAATAATCGTCTGCACCCTTTTTCGGTGATTGGTCACACGATGCAAGGAAGAGTAACAACACTGGCAGTATTAATTTTTTCATGCCACTATTTATAATGATTGTGAGCCATAAAAAAAGGGACTCCGAAGAGTCCCTTAAAACGATCCCTTATGGGGATTCTTTTTATTACATCAGGTTAGTAACCTTGACTGAACGGTAGTACTGGTTACGATCAGCAGTGAAAGTATCTGCGTCAGTAGCACCACCATCAGTAGTAGTGACGTAAGGGTTAGCAATCATACCGTAACGAGTCTTGAAGCCAATCTTGGGCTGGAAGGTGTTAGGATCGATTGCCCGTACCATCTGGAGAGGTACATAGGGGCAGTAGAACAGACCGGCGTCATAAGGTGAAGTACCCTTGTAACCCGCAACGTAGAACTGAGCAGAAGCACCAGTGTTTGCAGAGTAAGGATCAATGTATACCTTATAACGACCATTTAATACACCAGCAAAAGTGTTACCAGTGTCGTCAACATTCAGGTTCGTGTTCAACGCAGGGTTGTAATCAAGTACACCAGCCATAGACAGGGCAGAAGCAACATCTGAAGAACAGATGATGAAGTTACCCTTCCCTCTACGAGTGTCTTGTGCAATTACGTTAGCATCTCTTTCGATGTTGAAGAGAAGACCCTTGAATCTTTCAACAGACCAGCGACCATTTGAATCTACGTCAAGGTCGAAAGTACCAGGCGTTGCAGTAGAAGCAGCACCAGTCTTAGCGACTTTGTAGATTGTACGGATCACTTCACGGTTGATTTCAGCAAGGATTTCCTGAGACAGAATGTTTGACAACTCTGACTCAGCGTCCAGACCGTGAACTGCCTTGAGGTCTTGCGCCAATTCGACAGTGTATTCTGCCTTCAGAGCACGAGACTTAGCAGTTACAGTGGTCTTCTCGATTGAGAATGCCATCTGGTTCAGTGTAGTACCACCCGAATCACCGAATACTTCAGCGGCGTCACGAGTTACACCAGTACCCGTGGTGTAAGCACCATCAACGGGGTTAGAACCAGCGTGAGTACCAGTACCAGAGAAGTCTGTGTCAGCTTCGTTGAACAGAGCTTCTGTACCAGTCTGTGAATCATAATGCGACTTCATCGCAAAGATCAGACCAGTAGGGCCAGTCATAGGTTGAACACCAGCAACGTCATATGCCATCAGGTTAGGCAACGCACGGCGAACGAGAGAGATCAGGATCGGATCGTAGGTATCGATCTCACCAGACATGTTGTTAGCGTGTACCGCTTCAGAGAAAACGGCTTTCTCTTCACGGAGAGCCTTTTCTTGGTTCTCCAGAATTACAGAAGTTACTGCCTTACGATAAGGGTCAGTAATCTCTTGCAGATCGGGATGATCCAGAACAGGACTCCACTTTTTTTGGATTTCTTCGGAAAGATACATTGTAGTCTCCTTGATTTTGGTTTTTGTTTTTACCTAAGTTTATTTATAAAAGTTTTACTTTTTGATTTGTTTTGAAATAGCCTGAGCATACTTATTGATAGATGAACTTTCCTCAAGGAAACTAGAGTCAACTGTATCAGTCAACTTTTCATCTTCAGTTTCAACACTTTGTTTGGGGAAATAGTTTTCCTTAACAACGGAAACCTTTTCAGCGAACAACTCTGAACTACCGAAGTCTACATCAACAAGAAGTGAAGACAGTTTTTCTGATTCTGTCATTGTCAAATCTTCTGAGGCCTCAGCGATGATTTTCTCACGCATCATTGTCTCTTTCTCAGAAGAAAGGGCAACTTCACGCTCGATACTCTCGTTGAGTTTTGACTTTAGTTCTTCGATTTCGCTTTCCATTTCACCAAGTACATCGTACTTTTCTTCGGGCACTTCAATGTAGTGTTCGGTGAAAACAGTTTTCAGAGACTTGATAAAGTCTTCTGTAATTTCTGTGCGGAGACCACGCTCAATGGCGAGCTCGTTCTCTTTCATCCAGTTCTCAGCAACATAGTTGAGGTAAGAATCAATTTTCTCAACCATTTCTTCTTTGAACTGTTCTTTCTCGGCAGCAAATTCTTCAGCAAGTTCTGCCTGAATTGATTCGATCTCATTGGCAAGGCGAGCAGTAACAACTGTCTCGAAAAGATCAGCAGCCTTAACCTTGAAGTCTTCTGAAAGATGTTCTTCGTCAGCAAACAGATTCATGATGTCGCCTTCAAAAAGATTTTCGGAATCGTCTTCTTCTTCTTCGATTTCCTCTTCTTCTGCAACAACTTCTGTTTCTTCCTCTTCAGAATCAACTTCTTCTTCTGAAATTACTTCGTCTTCCTCAGACTCTTCTACTTCTTCTCTTGCAACGTTGCCCTTAGATGAAGCCTGTGCAACTACTTTGCGGGGGTCTTCTTCATCTTCAAAGTTGGGGGCATCGCCTGCACCTTGGTTTGTAAGCTCACCAGACTGACTCATCTTGTCAGCAGCAGCCTTACCTACAGAAGATGTCAAACCACCATGCTTGTCACCTGTACCAGAAAGGTCTTGCATTTCTGGTGAAGGGTTAGAACTGCCTTGTGTAGGATTCTTGGAATCACCAGGCGTTGCATTGGGCTTCAGATTTTCCGCCGCAGCCTTCTCTTCCAGTTCATTGACTTCTTCAGCAAGGTCAAGAGCTTCTTCAATCTCTTTGCCTTTCTTGAGAAAGTCTCTGATTTTACTTTCTACGCTCATGATTTTCTCCTTTGAGATTTTGCGTTACTGATAATTATTTATACAAAATTATATTTTAGATAGACGATCTAGGAATGAACTAAACACTGCAAGTTTCTGTTCCTCCAGTTCACGAGAACTAGACTTTTTAATAACAGATTGTGCAATGTCCATTTCTCTTTCAGTCCATACACCGTTTATCATCATCCATTCTTTGTTCTCCATAATACCTCTAACAAAGGCATCTGGAGCAGAAGGGTCTGCCACGATATCAGCAGCAGTCGAAAGAACAAAATCATCTTGTACTTCGTTGATGCCGTTCTTCTCTTTAAGTGAACCAAGACCTCTTGAACTCACTCCGAGTTGTGCGCCTTCATCCATTAAATTCTTAACGATATTCCCCATAGGAGTGTCTAGGATTTTTGCCTTGCCAATCCAGTTATCGCCATCTTCTTTCAAAGAAGTAATCATATGAGATACACGATCTAGATTCAGAGTCGGGCCTTCTGGATGACCCAGTTCACCCATCGCTCTCTTCTTGTCGATCTGTTCGGTTCGGTATCTATCTACTTCTTTACGCATAATCTCCTTGGGATAAGAACGATTATTGCGATTGGTGATATTAGATTGCAAGAAAACACCTTCAATGTAAAGGTTTCTCTTACCATTTTTTTCTTCTGAGATATATTGAATATCTTCAGTAACTTCCGTAATTAGTTTCATTAGCCTAGGTCTCCTTGATCTTGATGTTGCTGCGGGCCAAAACCAGAAACCTTTGACAACTCCAACCAAAGAACTGCATCACCGTTTGAAATTGCTACGTCAATGTCTTGATCATTTTCTGTGTTCTCTACCCAACCATACCAATCGGTGAAACCAGTGCCGTGGACATGCATGATATCAACACTGTTACGAGAGATAGTTACTGAGGCGTTTTTGTCACAGTTCCAATGTACTCTTGTGATATTAACTTCTGGAGAAGTGGCGGTCTCGGTGGATTTTTTAATATCTACGTCAAGATCAATAGAACCACTATCCCCACCAGTACCAGAACAACGAACAACGGCCTGTACTTGGGTCAGTTTTAAATTGGATTTAGCGAATGCCATCTATCGTCTCCGTTACTTTTTCTTGTGGTTACCGTGAGATGATTCTTCAATCACCTCAAGAGCATATGTTTCGCAGTGCTCAATACCATGTTCAAACATGACTTTGTACCACCAAACGTTTCCGTTAGCATCTGGTTCCGCATGTTCACCCATAATTGGTTTTCCTTCACCAAACTTGGGATGTACCACCTTTGTAGCACACATGTGAGTCAGTTTAGGTTCTTCGGAACCACCCTGTTTGGGTGGAGTCTTATCCCCTTCGATGCCATCTTCAGCAGGATGGTTTGCAATAGGTTCTTCTTTTGAAACCTTCTCTACGGGTTTAGCTTCTTCACGGAAATCTCTAAACGTCTTCATCTGACTCTTCCTCTGATTCTTCTGGGGTTGCTTCCAAACCCATCTTCTGCATTTCTGGATCATTAAAAATAGCAGGAGCAATTTCGGATTTTCTTACCGCAAGCATGTCATCAGCACGTTTGTTCATCATTGCAAAAAAATCATCATTAGCACCAGCGAGGTCACCATCAGCCCATTTATCCATCATCTGTCTGATAGAATCTTGAGGACTAACCTCGTCCTGTACTTCCAACTCTACTGTTTCTGCTTCACTCATTTGAATCTCCAATCACATTATCTTCTGGTTGACTTGCTCCAATCTGTTTGTCCATCAAAGCAATTTCTTCATCGGTAAATCTCAAGATGTTTTTCTGAACATACTCTTTACTGAACAACTGTCCAACGAAAGGTGCAACGTTATTCAAAATTTCTATTCTACTTCTCAAAACCTCTTGTTCTTTTGACTCTGTATAGTAAGCATCTGACGCAAACTTATACTGAATACTTTCTCGCAATTCTGGCCATTCTGATTCATTTATGACTCCTTTGAGTATCAACTGAGTCTTTAATAGATCATCAAACACACCAGAAAATCTTCTTCTTAACTTAGAAATAAACTTTGTAAACTTTAATTCATCTCTAGTAATCTCAGCAGATCGACCAAAGTTTAATCCAGTTTGTTGTTCTAGTCTAGAGATAGGAACGTTAAGAGATTGATACAACTTCTTCTGGAAGTAGTTTACGTCTTCAATCTCACCCAAGTTTTGTCCACCAGGCAATGTTTGAATCTCCGTACCTCTGCCACCTTCTTTTCGTGGTAACCAGAAATCTTCAAGCATTGACATGAACTTCTTGTCGTCTCTAATTTCTCCAGTCTCGGAATCGTAAACCAACTTATTACGATACCTATTCATAACATCTTTTAGATACTGTTCCGCCTTATTAGTAGGCAGGTTGCCAACATCTATATAAAAAATTCTTCTTTCTGGAGAACGTGTGATACGATAAATCACTACAGCATTCTCCATCATCCTAAGTTGGTTAGCAGGACGAATTGCCTTGTGCAAAAAGGACAGAGGTATATTTCTGTCCTGATCTACTAGACCAGATGTGCAATAACACACCGCATCTTTACTAACCTTGATTGCTTTGTCGTTAGCAACATCTGTTTTATACATCTGGTTGCTATTCAGAGCAATACCTTTTTCATCATAAACAAAATACTCGTTGACTTCTTTTACCAAAGTTACCTGAGTCTTTGCATCTTTTTCCTTTTTAATTTCCCTGACCTTTCGGATTTTCCTTGGGTCAACGTATCGAATGTCTTTAATCCCATCTTTGGGTTTAGTACCATCCACTACTTTGTGGAAATAAATTCTACCATCAATGTACCATCGTCTGAAATAATCTTGAGCTTTAGTATTAAAATCCAAGATAGTCATGATATTGTTAAACTCTTCCGCAATAGCCTTCTTGACAGTGGCCGGTTGAGAAACATTATCCAGATCGATCTGTACTGGTTTTTCATCATCAAAGTTTGATATAGCATCGTTGACCACATCTTCAATAGCTGCGTCAACATCTCCCATCATGGAGATATCTCTATATCTTTTAATTAGCTGACTTTCATTATTGGCAGTACCTTCAATATCAAAGTATGTGCCGTAATATCCACCAGCCTTAATAGCCTCAAGCGATCCGTCATCATGGGGAGCTACGAAAGACTTCTCTCCCTTAGATGGTTTGGATCGCTCGATTGTGTATCCAAACAATTCCATAATTTACCCTAGTTACTGAGACTATATTAAGCTACATCGTAGGATGTATACTGGAAAGTCACCGTAAACTCTTCAAAAATATCATTTTGTGCATAGTTCAATGCGATTTCTGACATCTGAATCGGAAACGCATTGCGAAGGGTGTAAACACCACCAGGCAATACAGCGTCATTTCGATCTAGATGTTCAACAATAACATCCGTTTGGTAATCACGAGGTGTAAGAACACCAGTGTTGTCTTCACGATTATTCATTCCGTCCATCCATTGTTCAAATGGTGTTCTAAGACTGAACTCAGAATCGTTTACAACCGTAATTGTCCACGGATCAAAGATACGTTCACCAGCCAACTTAACCTCACGACCCCTATACTGAATGATAGCGGGGTTTACGTTGGATGCTGGTAACGCAGCGCCCGTTACAAGCAGACTATAAGAGGGATCAACACCAGCCACATAAGAGGGAAAACCAAGTTTCACTCTAAACTGGTTAGGTCTTGCACCTCCGGCGCCAAGTCTTGACTTAAACTCTTCAATATTCATCTAACTTTTCTCCTAACTTTCTGTTATTTATTCTTACTATTAAGCGCCAAGTTCTTCAAACGAGATGCCAGTTCTAGTAGCAATAAACGTCAGCGTGATGAAGTTAATAGACTTAGCAGGTTTAACGTAAATGTCAGCTCTAAATTCATTAGAGTCAACAACCTGTGGAGTGTTATTTGTCTCGTCACAAACTACACGGAAGTCGTAGATACCTCTGCGACCCTGTACGTCTCTCAAGAACGGTTCTACCAGTGCAACAAACTGCGCTCTTGTGAATGCATCGTTGAATTCAAACAACTGGAATTTAGCAGCAGTTGCAATTGCTTTCTCAAGAACAATAAACAATCTGCGAACGTTGATTCTATTGAAGGCAGAAGGTTTACCCAACATAGTCTTGTCACCGAAAAGAACGATACCAGCTTCTGGTGTGTTCATTACGGGGTTAATTCCTCTAGAGTACAGTGTGTCTCTAGCAGCTTTTCTCGGAGACCATGCAAGTTTAATTGCATTTTTAATGATGCCACGATTCAAACCAGCAGGAGAGAACCAAGGATCATTCCCCTGATCAGTAACAACACAACAACCAGCAACGTCACCATTAAGGGGAACATATACATATCGGTCATTGTACTTGTCATACTGATATTTCCAACCACTATCGAAAACACCATAAGATGATCTAGTATAAGCACCAAAGTCGGCCTGACCAGTAATGTCTGTAAGTTCGTCACCCTCGTTATTAACAACACTTGATCTCTGCGGCGAGATAAATGCAAGACAGTCTTTACGAACTTCAGCGATATTGTCAAGAACAAAATCACCAACAGTTGTTGGATGTGCTGAAGTCAAGACAAGAGCAACATCAACCAATTCATCATTGGCGAACAGGAGGTATCCATCTTGAATATCTCCAGTTGCCGGATCGTCATCAACACCACCACTCAAAGAAAGAGACTGGTCTGTGTCACCTATCACCAAAGTGTCAAAGACGATTCCGCCAGAAGCACCAGCAGTACTTTCGCCCCAGTTTGAACCAACAGTAGGATGATCCATCCACCAAATATACTTAGAACGATCATTGATTACGTTCTTGTAGTAATTGGTCTGGTTGAGATCGTCTTTAGCATCTCTTGCTTTAGAAACGCCTGCAAACTTCTCAAGGATAGTACCAGCACTACCACTGATGCCACCATCTTCATCGATGACAATTATGTGCATTTCATCGTATGAAGAACCGTTTTTCTCAGCCCAAGTTGTAGATGTGGGGATTGAATCAAACTCGTCTCTGTATACCCACTCCGATGTAGGAAGAGAAGCGGTAGCAGTCAAAACTACATCGGTTTCTCCACCCTGACCATCGTCTTGTTTACAATTAAGAGTTACGGTTGGAGCAGTAATGTAACCGAAACCAGAATTGGTAACAGTGATGGCATTCACTACACCGGCAGTGATAGTTGCTGTTGCAGCGGCATTGATTCCACCAGCAGGAGCATCAGCAATATTTACTGATTCTACGCTGAGGATATCAACGTTGTTGGCCTGACTGCTATCTACTGCAATACTTTTAATACTTGTAGTAGTGATTGAGGAAATGTCAGCCATCTCCACTTTAATGTTATTGCCAAGTGAACCAGCATATTTTGCAGCCCAAACACCGACAGAGGCAGCACCATTTGCAAACTGTTCTTGATAATTATCTTCGTTGGTGATCAAAAGGCCTGATGCGTCAGCAGTAGCATTTCTAGCAGCAGTCCCAACTTCTCTTACAGTTAAAAGATTTGATCCGTAAGCCAAGAAACTAGCAGCGGTCATAAAGTCATAGTAGACTTCGGTAGTAGGCCTACCAAATCTTTCTACCAAATTATTTTCTGAATCAATTTGTACAATTTCGTGTACGGGGCCCCACTGAAAGTTACCAACAATTCCACCAATCGTAGTTGCGACTGCTGGAACAACGTTGGTAAGGTCTCTTTCTTGGACTAAGACGCCAGGTGAAATCTGGAAAGCCATGTTGTTCTCCTTCGTATTTTGGTTTAAATACTAATAAATAGTGTTCCTGAGAATTATTTATAAAAAATCTTTTCTCTCATCTGCCCACATCCAGTAGTCACCATCAATGACCTCTGCCTCTACTTCAAGTCCATTTTCTATGAACCCGAATGGAGTCAGATCGGTTTGTATTGATCTCATTTGAGCGTTATACAATCCTTCTCGTATATCTACATCTGTTAAGTCTTTGAAGAACTGTTGAGTTGATAGCCACGCAAACAAAACCATACACATGGCCAAGTCATCGTGATAACCTTCATCAGCAGAAAAGGAACCAGCCTTCTCTACGAATGTTGATAGTTCATTAATGCAATCAGCATCCCAAACTAAAAACTTACTTTCTTCTATTAAACTTTTTAAAGCAAGACAACCCTGCCTTTTTACAGCCTTCGATGTTCTGACACCGAGAGTTGTCTGTTTTCCAAATCCAGGCGATACATACTGTTTATTTTTTTCTTGTACCGTACTAAAAATATTTTCGTATTCTAGTTCTTGGTGCAATATGTCAACTACTTGTTGACCGATATCGTTATTCTCAATCAATACATACGCATTATTATAGTCTTTTGCCACTCTTGCAATAAAGTCTGGATACAGGAGCGGCGCCACCTTGTTGTCTCTAAACTTTCCAACAACACGGAAAGGCATTTCTGTAATATCAACAACAACAAAAGCAGAAAAATCTCCACCTATTCCCCTTGATGTGTCGGTTGTGATTACATAATATTTATTTTCTTTCGGTTCTTCATAAATGTCTAGTCCATCTTTCTTATATATGACCTCTTTGGAAGACATCATAGACAGTGCTTTACCACTAATCAGAGTGTTGGTTGACCCCAAGAACTCACATAAAACTTCCTGATTGTACTTTACTTCACCGAGAAGTTTAAACTGTTCTTCTGCCCACTTCTCATCTCTGCCTGGGATTTCGGTGTAGTGGATGAACATATTTTTAAAACCATTGGTTCCCTTCTCCGATTCGTTCCAGAATTTCCAGAAGTGATTGTAACCCAACGGGGTAGATGTCAAAAGAATCTTTGTAGTTTCACCAGCAGAAATAGTAGGATATACGGAAGCAAAAAACTCATCCGCAATGTTGTTTGGAATGATCGCCGCCTCATCAATGTACAACCAGTTTACAGACTTACCACGAATACCAGATGTCGTTGTAGCAGAGGTGAATACCCGAGAACCATTCTCAAGATCAACGTCACCCTTGTTCCAAGTCTTTACGCCTTGTTGCATCCATATAGGCAAATTTTCATACATGATTTGATATCGAGACAGAACCTCTCTCGCAGCAGCGGTCTTGTTTGCCATGATTGCCACCATCTTGTTGTCTTGAAAGATAGTGTAATGCAAAATACAAGCAGCTGCGGTGATCGTTTTGCCTTGCTGACGACCTTCCATCAAGATAGTCTTACGATTATTCATAATAAAATCAACTTTATTTTTCTGACAATCGTATAGTTTAAAAGGTTGCAAACCTCTATCAAGAGTTACAATCTTGCAATAGTTTTCTATGAAATAGATGGGGTCTTCGGAACACTTAACAAACTCTGTCAGTTGTTCTTTTGTGAAATCGTGTTGATATCCAACTGGTTTGAGATTTGGGTTTCCGTGATAGGAGGTATCAATCTGGCTCATGGTCTATAACATTCTCATTTTTTTCATCACGAATTGCTTTAAGAATATCGCTGGTAGTACCAGCAAAAACTATATTATTTTGTGTTTTTATGAGGGGTTTCTCAACACCAGACTTGACATCTATGCGATTCTTTTTCTCTTGAATCTCCATGACATCTTTTGCCTGTTCACCCATTGTCTTGATAATCTGACCAGCAACCTCGTATGCTCTAGGGTTATCGCTGTTCATTGCAACATTCAAAATGCCTTCAGCAGCCTGTTCGCTATAGGCCATTGCTTTCTCAAGAGTTTGTCTAGCCTTTTGGAAGTCGGTATCAACATCGTTGTTACCAGTTTCGGCCGGAGGTTTCACTTGATTGGTTTCCGTAGAAACCGTTTGAAATGTTTTATCTAGAGCGTCAAAAACTTTATTTCTGCTCATCACATCACCTATTCATATACTTGTTCAAATTCTTCAATGAACCTATATGGTTCATCCTTGTATGGGTTTGGATTGTAGTTCGGTGGTTCCTCAAAGGCAACGGCAGGTGGTGTTATGTATCCAGAACCAGCATCGTCAATGACAATTTTTGTCACAACTCCATTTGTAATTTCTGCGTGTGCTCTAGCGTTACCATCTATAGTTATATTAGGTGCGCTTTCTGTATATCCTTCTCCACCATATTCTATTTCAATTTGACTAACAGAACCGTTTTCTATAGATGCAGTTGCTACTGGCAAAGTACCAGTGACCTCAAACCCAAACTTGATATGTGGGCCTTGCATATCTGGATTTTCGTATGTTCTTGCAATAGACTTTTTGATGAAACCTTGGTTCTGTATAAACCCATAGTAATTAAGTTTCATCGTAAAAGTCAAAGACCACACAATACTTTGTCTTGCCGCAAAATCTCCTTCATACTGATCTTCAAAAGTTACGCTGTCCAGTACAATTTTTATGTCTCTTTTGATTCCCATTTCTGGTAGATCATTAACCGTCACACTAAAATCTGGATTGAAGTATGGTAGAATCTGTTCTACAATCTGTAGTGCATCTTCTTGGTTTTTAGAAAAAATATATAATCCCATTTGCATATCATATGGAGTAGATACGAAAGACTTTCTATATGTGTTAGAATCATCTCCATCACCAACAGCAATGGTTTTTTGTACCTGTGATATTTTTCTACTGGGATCAAAATTAAATCCAAGAATCTCAAACCCCATTCTGGGGAGAGATATTGCTACCTCACCTCTGGATTCTGCATCAGGAACCTGTGCAATACGAGACAGAAATTTTTGTTTTGGTGAGTAAGCAAGAGGCACACGAAGATTCTGAGCAACATCACCATCGGCATTTCTTCTTTCTATCTGAATATTATTAAAGATAGTGCCGAAAGCTATGATTGCTTTCTTTGTATGTTTGTGATAAAATTGTCTATTCTGAAACATTATCTTAACTCACCAAATGGGTTGACTTCACTGAAATCAAGAATATCTTCTAAGTCTTGCAGTGTATCAAAATCTGTGTTGTCGGTATTGGCCAATGCTTTTTGTGCAGCAAATTCTTCCAATATAAGAGTCCCATTATCTTCAAGTACCAATGCATTACCATCTTCAAGTAGAAACTGAAATGCCAACATATCGATTGACTGTTCATCTGCAACAACATCAAGATCGCCAATACCAGTGTCGATGATTTCAGAAGAGTACTCGAACAATTCGCATTGCAATTTGAACACATAAATCTTTCCTAATTGATAGAAAGGATTTTGAAATTCTACATATTTAATCTCAAAGATAGAACCAGTCTTTTCAAAATATAACAAGTCACCTTCTGCTGGTCTTGCGTCCAACTGAAAGTCTCCACCAGTAGTGACAACCATTTCTTCCCATCTTCTCTTTGACAGAACAAATGTTGCAGAATCTCTAATTTCTATACCAAATTTTGTAAATAAATCTCCCTCACCTTCAAACCCATCTACGTTTTCTAAATACATTTCTAGAGGATAGGCTTGTGTAAACTTAGACAATGCATCCTCATCAAGAATCAGGTCTCTGTTTACAATTGTTCTGGGAAGATAGTAAACATCGTGGCCGTAAATTTTGAGACTTTCAATAACTAAGTCTTCAACCAAACGTTGTTCGTTTGTTGTACCAGATGTGTTTCCAGATTGGAAATAGAAGTTAGTAGCCACGATTTACCCCACCATGAAGGAAGGAGGCAACTCGTACTTTAATTGCATTTCTTCTTCTATCTGAGATATCTCTTGTACTGCCTCTTGATAGATGGTTTCACCATTAAGAGTAACTCCGCCCGGCATTTGGATGCCTTGGAATTTTTTCATATTTTCACCCCACTGTTTCTTGATTAATGCGGTTGCATATCTCTTTAGAAACATGTCATCGTAAACCTCGGTGTATTCACTGGGGTCTAATATTGCATAAGCTTCAGCTACAATATAGTCTCCAATGTCATATGTCTCTGACAAGTCTGCATCAATATGCAGCTTGTTTGTTTTTCTGTTCCACCTAATCTGTCTTTCGTTTCGGAACAGTTGTTCAAGAGTTGTCATGTGACTCTTTGTCATTGCGTAGTATGTGACATCAGCAGACAACAAGTTGTATAGATCATTCAGTGCAAACTGGTAGTCAACATCAAACAGTCCGTCTGACTTTCCTCCCACCAAGGAACCAAACTTAAACAATCTTACAATATTTAGGATGTTATTGCTGATAGGGACATATCCATTCTCAATGTCCCCCTTAGTATATGGGGTCGAAGAAAGAGTAGCAGTATAACCAGAAGTATTACCAGTGATAGTTTCACTGGCAGCCCAAGTTCCCTTACTTTCTTCTACGGAGATGTCGTTTCCGTCCAAGGATACTATATTCGCAGTGGCCCCAGAAGTATTCCCCGTGATTAGTTCACCAACATGAAAGTTGCTAGCCAAAGAAGCCTGTAGGTTTACAGTAGAACCCGTCAGTTTATGTTTGACGTAAGTTCTTTCCGTACCATCAAAATGATATTCTTGCCAAAATTGTAATGCGTCATCAATTCTGTCTGAGATTTGATCTTCATCGACATTTATTTCAATGACGGGAAAACCAAGTCTTCTCAGACAGTAATCAATGAGCTCCTGGCGACTTGATAAAGCCATTCAACTCTCCTATCAGGAAGCATCAGCAGCGTATAGTCTCGCTTCAAGTTCTGCAATAGCTGCTTGAACGAATGCAGTCGTTGCAATCTGTGTAGTGTCAGTGCCTGTTGTAGCAGTAGGAGCGGTTGGAGTACCTGTCAGTGCAGGTGAAGCCAGTGCAGCCTTATCATCCAATTGTGTCTGAATATTGCTTGTTACACCATCAACATAGTTGAGTTCTGTTATAGTTGAAGTCAAACCTGTAAGTGTTACAGCAGTGGTCGCATTTGATGCTGTACCAGTCAAGTCACCAGTTACGTTACCCGTTAAGTTTGCTTCAACTGTTCCTGCTACAAATGTCTCAGAACCAATTGTCCACTTATCATTAGTTTCGTCCCAAAGTAATGTGACAGAAGTAGACCCACCACGAGAAATACTGAGTCCAGCATCTTCCGTTGGACTTCCAGAGGTGAAGTTACTGTTAAGAACCAGAGTGTTGTCGGCAATGTTTACAGTTTCAGAGTTTACAGTAGTTGTTGTTCCAGAAACAGTTAAACTACCAGTAACAGTCATGTCATCATTAACCGTGACATTACCAGTTCCGTTACCACTCAATACCAAATTAGTATCGCTACTATAAGTTGTGATCTGATTTACTTTGATATTGTTTGCAAAGGTAATATCGTTACCAGCAGAGTTGGTGATATTCTCACCGTCCGTAATCTGTAACGTACCCTTAACTTGAATAACACCCGTACCAGTGGGATCAAATTCAATATCACCCGTACCAGATGTTTGTACACTAACATTCTGATTGGAGTCAGCAGAAATTGTAATTGTACCAGAGTTATCTGATACCACCTGTTGTCCGTTTACATACAGAGACCCCGGCCCAACATAGACATCTGCCCACTGTTTTGATGATGAACCGAGACTTCTTGTGTTGTCTGCATCAGGAACGATGTCCTGATTTACCGATGAGAGAAATGTTCCAACTCTAGCATCCGTGTACCAAAGATTTGTAGAACCTTCAGTGATATCGTCTGTATCTGTAATTCCAGCAAGTTCCGAGTAAAGAGCGAGTCTAAATCCGCCTGCTGTTGAACCGTCATGAACACGCAACGTATTATTGGTAGTATCATAGGAAATCTCACCTTCTGCTCCAGTGAAGCTACCGTTCTGCGTTGCTGTTCCCCGTCTAAATTGTACCTGTGTTGGCATAGTAGTTTCTTCCTATAATCTTATAATCTAAAATGTTCCACCATCTAGCGAATCTACCTGAGCGCCAGGTATAGTGGCACTAGAATTAAGATTATTTAAATCCGCTCTGAGATGTTCTATTCCTCCCTGAGTAGTACCATCGTGTACTACCAGAGCCTTTTTGGTTGTGTTGATAGTTATCTCGCCCTCTGCACCAGTAAAACTGGCGTGTTGGGTCGTAGTACCTCTTTTAAACTGAACTTGCGTGCCAGCCATCTCTCTTTACCCTTATGATAATGCGCCCAAATCTTCGGTTGCTAAAGTACCAGTAGGTGTCGTTTTGCAATCAAAACTATTTTCAATAATTACTCCAAAAGCATCTGAATCTGGGTTGGTCAAACCACCATAGTCACCAGTTGGAAAGACTAAATTTGGATCACTTATGGAAAAATTTGCAATAGTAACAATATTATCAGCAGAGTCACGAACAAAAATCTTTTTATCAGCAGTATTTACTGCAACCTCACCCACCACCAAATCACTGGTAGTTGGTAAAGAAGATGCAGTTTCGCTTCTTTTTAATTTAATCGTTGCCACTTATCTCTCCAGCAGAAAAATTAGCAGGTTGTTTTTTAAATTGACTTGGAGGAGAAACTTTCGGTGTTTTTTCTTCAACCTTTTTTGGTTGTACTAAAACCTTTTCCTCTGTCTCTTTATTTTCAACCGTCTCCAATCTAGTTAGTTTTAAATTTGCAAACTCTAATTGAGATTTCAACAAAATGTTTTCTTGTTGTAACTCATTTACTTTAGTAGCCAATTTGTTCACATAAGTTTGTAAAAATTCTTCATCCATTATATGTCTCCATAATATTAATGGGGGGATAAACTCCCCCCGTCAATTTAATTAGTAAGAACCGCCATCAATAGCAAGTTCTACCCACTCTGGTGTCCCATTGTTAGAACGTAGGTAGTAACCATCAGCTCCAGCAGCAGTAGCCTGAATTGCACCAGTACCGTTACCAAAAAGAATACCGTTGCTGGTCAGTGTAGTAGCACCAGTACCACCATCGGCAACTGCGATTGCGGCAGACAGACCAGAAACAGTACCACTGGTCAAGTTGCCTTCGATGTTAGCAACCAATGTTGCAACTGCATAACCAGTTGAACCAGTGTCTACTGTAGTAGTAGGAGCAGACTGAGAGTCCTTAAACAGTTTCCACTTACCACTGTCAGACGCATCACGGAACAGACCAGCGTACAGGTCTTGTGAACCAGATGTGTCATACAGACCGTAGAAACCAACGTCCACTGAGTCGGATGAATTGTTGCCAGAAGCCAACTTGAACAGCGGGTCAGTAACGTCCAAGTTTGTGGT